CAATGCCAAAACCGCTGAAACACGGGTGCAGGTCGACTTTGAACTGTGCTCACCCTTTGACATCCAGAACCTGCAGCTGCCCACCCGGCAGATCACGCCGGTCTGCACCTGGTGCACGCGCGGCTGGTACCGCACCGGCACCGGGTGCGACTACAACGGGAACCGCTATTTTCTCAAGGATGGTACCCCCACGGATAACCCGGCGCTGGATATGTGCGGCGGCCAGATGCAGGACTGCGAAGCGCGGTTCGGGACGGGTAACCCGCTGCCGTTTGGCGGCTTCCCGGCGGCAAACCTTCAGGGGAAATAACCATGCGAAAAAAACTGATGGATGCGATCCGCGCCCACGTCGCCGCGGAATATCCGAACGAGGCCTGCGGCGTGGTGGTGCAGGCCGGACGGGCGCAGCAGTACATTCCGTGCCGGAATATTTCAGCAACGCCCACTGAGGCCTTCACGATCTCGCCGGAGGATAAGCTGGCAGCATCGGAGCAGGGAGAAATCATTATGATTATCCACTCGCATCCTGATGTGGTGCAGCTTATGCCGTCCGAAATGGACAGGGTGCAGTGCGACTGGTCCGGGGTGGAATGGGGCATCATGAGCTGGCCGGACGGTGATTTTTGCACGCTGGCACCCCGTGAGGACCGGGACTACGCCGGGCGGCGCTGGGTGCTGGGCTTTGCTGACTGCTGGTCGCTGATCCGTGAGTGGTTTCAGCGTGAGCACGGCATTACCCTGGGTGATTACTCGGTACCGTACGAGTGGTGGGAGCAGGGCGAAAATCGCTACGACGATAACTGGGAGGCAGAAGGCTTTATCCAGGTGGACCCCGCAGATATGCGTCCCGGCGATATGATCATGATGCGCATACAGGCGCAGGTAACCAATCACGCGGCTGTTTACCTCGGTCATCACGAGCACCAGGAAAACATCATGCTGCACCATAATTTCGGCAGCCTCTCTGCCCGGGTGCCGTACGGCAAATATTACCGCGACCGCACCGTTCGTGTGGTCCGACACAGGGAGCTGATGAATGCTGAAAACACTGATTCTTGAAGGCCGTATGGCGAAAAAATTCGGGCGCGAACACCAATTTCACGTTGAGGATCTGCGCGAGATGCTGCGCGCCATGTGCAGCCAGGTTCCCGGCTTTAAACGCTACCTGTCAGAAGGACATATGCAGGGGATCCGCTTTGCCTTCTTCAATGGCAAAAACAACATCGGCCTCGACGAGTTTGACATGACCCGCGGCGGTACGGTGTACCGTATTTCGGCCATTACCGAAGGTTCAAAACGCGGCGGTGTGCTGCAGATCGTTATCGGGGCGGTGGCTCTCGTGGCCGCGTATTTTACCGCGGGTGCCTCGCTGACGGCGATAGGTCTGAGCACAGCTGCCGCAACCGCGACAACAACGGCCCTTACGGGACTCGGTTTGTCGATGATGCTGGGGGGTGTTGTCCAGTTGCTGACACCCCAGCCGAAATACAACGTCGGCGCCTCGTCCAGCACGGACAACAAACCCAATTACGCCTTTGGCGCGCCGGTGAATACCGTGGCTGTGGGATATCCGGTACCTGTGTTTTTTGGTGAGCGCGAGATCGGCGGGGCGGTTATCAGCGCGGGGATCTTCTCCAGCGACCAGCAGTGAAATTTATTATCAGCTACAGGTCACCTGCGGGTGGCTTTTTTTATGGGTGAAATATGCGACTTCTCGAAGATGAAACCCTTATTCAGGGACGTAAAGGCGGTGGCGCTAAACAGCACATTCCTGTTGAGGATCCGGATGACCTGCTGTCGACAGCAAAATTAAAAATGCTGCTGGCGATCGCTGAAGGTGAAATCCAGGGTGAGCTGACGGCACAGAACATCTTCCTAAACGACACCGCTCTGGCGAACGCCGACGGCAGCTACAACTTCACCGGCGTGAGGTGGGATTTTCGCCTGGGTACTCAGGATCAGGACTACATTCAGGGATTGCCTGAGGTCGACAACGAAATGTCGGCAAACGTGACAGTGACCACCACCGCGCCGTGGACACGCCAGTTCTCTAACCTGATGCTGGATGCCGTGCGTATTAAGCTGAGCCTGCCCGTACAGTACACCTATAAAGACAACGGCGATATGGTCGGCACGGTCACGGAGTACGCAGTCGATCTATCGACTGATGGTGCTGCCTGGCAGACGGTGGTTAACGGCAAATTCGACGGAAAGACAACCACGGAATACCAGCGCGACATCCGCATTGACCTGCCTGCGGCCACTACCGGCTGGGCTGTGCGGGTACGTCGCATCACGCCTGATTCCATTGGTAACTCAAAACTGATAAACGCCTTTAAGGTGTTCTCGTTCGCTGAGGTGGTCGACAGCAAGTTACGCTATCCCAATACGGCGCTACTGTATATCGAGGTCGATGCCAGCCAGTTTACCAGTGGCGCGCCGAAGGTGACCTGCAGGCCGAAGGGCAAACTGGTACGTGTCCCGGACTCCTACGACCCGGTTACGCGCACCTACAGCGGCACCTGGTCGGGTGGCTTCAAAATGGCCTACACCAACAACCCGGCCTGGGTATTCTACGATCTGGTGCTGGATGAGATTTACGGCATGGGTACCCGCATCGATGCTGCCATGATCGATAAGTGGGAGCTGTACGCCATTGCGCAGTACTGCGATCAGAAGGTGTCGAACGGGGCGGGTGGTACCGAGCCGCGCTTCACCTGCAACGTCTACATCCAGAGCCAGCAGGACGCCTACACCGTTCTCAGCGATTTAGCTGCGATATTCCGGGGGATTACCTTCTGGGGCAACGACCAGATTTATGTACGCGCGGATGTGCCGCAGGATGAAGTGGATTTTACCTACCATGCCTCGAACGTGATCGACGGATTGTTTACCTACGGCGGCGGCAGCTACAAAAACCGCTACTCGTCTGCTCTGGTGTCCTGGTCTGATCCTCAGAACCATTACAGCGATACTGTTGAGAGTGTCTACGATTCCGACCTGGTGAAGCGGTACAAGGTCAACCAGATGTCGATGACGGCGATTGGCTGCACATCCCAGAGTGAGGCGCACCGGCGGGGCCGCTGGGCACTGCTGTCTAATGCGCGCGACGGGACGGTGTCATTTGGCGTGGGGCTGGATGGTTATATTCCCCTGCCGGCGGAAATTATCGGTATCGCAGATCCATTCCGTGCAGGCAAACAGAACGGCGGGCGTATCCGGGCAGTCAGCGGGCGTAACGTAACGCTTGATCGTCCTGCTGACTACGCCGCCGGTGACCGCCTGGTGGTCAACCTGCCGGACGGCAAGGCGCAGACGCGGACAATCGAGTCCGTCAGCGCAGACAAACAGACAGTGACAGTCACCACCCCCTTCAGGCTGCCTCCTGAGTCCGGCGCAGTGTGGGCCATCGACAGCGACAACCTGTCTATCCAGTATTTTCGTGTGACATCCATCCGGGCGAACGACGACAGCAACGGTGGTTTCACGATCACCGCGGTTCAGCATGACCCGAATAAATACCGCTATATCGATGACGGTGTACGCATTACCCCGGCACCAGTCACCGTCACGCCGGTAAGCGTTCTGCCGGCACCGAAAAACATCATCCTTACCGAAACCGACCATATTGAGCAGGGACTCACCGTTGCCACCATGAATGCGTCCTGGGGCAGAGTGGATGGCGCTATCCGGTACCAGGCGCAATGGCGAAAGGATAATGGCGACTGGATAAACGTTCCGGTGAGCAGCGCCCAGGGATTTGCGGTGCAGGGGATCTACACCGGGAGTTATGACGTGCGGGTGCGCGCGCTGAACGCCCAGGATTCAAGCTCGCCGTGGGGTTATGCTGACACCACGTATCTTACGGGCAAAAACGGCAGGCCGGGAACGCCGCAGGCACTGGCCGCCACGGACGATGTCGTCTGGGCTATCGACATCACCTGGGCTTTTCCGGATGGCTCTGGTGATACGGCATACACCGAAATTCAGCGCGCCACCACCGGGGACAAAGCTAACCCGCAATTACTGGCGCTGGTGCCGTATCCGGCCACGCATTACCAGCATGGCCCGATGCGGGCGGGCGTCAGCCAGTGGTACCGCGCGCGCCTGGTGGATCGTATTGGCAACACCGGCGACTGGACGGAGTGGGCGGCAGGCCAGTCCAGTTCCAAAGCCGGTGATTATCTCGATATGATCGGCGACACGCTTGAACAGACTGACGGCTATAAAAACCTCGTTTCGGATATTACGGATCTGGGTGAAGATATCCAGTCGGCGCGCGAAGACATCACCGCAGTTACGACAGAGTCGACGGCGACTAAAGCGGGCCTGGCGCAGGAGGTCACGGACCGTAAGAAAGCCATTACCGACGAGGCAACGGCGCGCGGGCAGGCGCTGCTTACCGAGAAAAACGAGCGCGTCGCGGATATCAGCAACGTCAACCAGACGATTCAGACCACCACCGATTCGCTGGCACAGCAGATCGCGCAGATATCGGCGGGCACCGGCTCCCAGTTCGACCCGGCCAAAATCTGGTACTTCGATTCGACGGTAGAGGGCTGGACCGGGAACGGGACCCCAACAATCGTTGACGGGTGGATACGACCTGCGAACCATGCCACCGATCCGTGGGTGGCATCGCCGGGATCACTGGTTATCAACTCCTCGTCCTATCGCTTCGTTAAACTCCGCATCAGGAAATTCGGTTCGCCGGGCTGGACGGGGCAACTGCGGTGGCGTGGCACTGGTGGTTTCAACGATACCAACATGATCACCGTCGCCGAGCCTGCCTATGACGCCAATGGTATCGCTACTGTGGAGTTCGACAATATCCCGTGGCTGACCGAAACCACGATGAATCAGTTCAGACTGGACCTGTCCACTAAACAGAACGAGACGAACTATTACCTGATTGACTGGGTGGCGGTCGGACGGCCAACGCCTGGGGCCGGGATGGCGGCGCTGCAGCAGGAGACGACAGCCCGTGTCACTGGCGACCAGGCGGAAGCCACAGCGCGCGAGACGCTGGCGACTCAGATCCGGGGCGGTTATAACGGCGACGACCCGTCTAAACTTGCATCGGGCCTGATGTATACCGAACGTCAGGCGCGGATCACGGCGCAGGAAGCGGAGGTGACAGAGCGGAAGAAGCTGGAATCGACCGTAAACGATAACCATGCAGCTGTTACTCAGGAGCTGGCGACGCTGACAACTGAGCAGGAGGCTCAGGCCACCACGCTTTCCGGGCTGCAGACCACCGTTGGCAAAAACACCGGTGACATTACACGCATCGATAAAGCGGTCGCTGATAACAACAAGGCGCAGACCACGGCGCTGGCTGCGGTTAAAGCCACGACCGACCAGAACACCGCGGATATCAGCACTGAAACCACGGCCCGTACGGATGGTGACAGCGCGCTGGGCCGCCGCATCGACAGCCTGAAAGTTGATGTTGACGGCAACACGGCCAGCCGGGACGCCGGTATTGTTGGCAACGTCACCAATGCGCTCGCCAACTTCATAGCGTTCTCGGATCAGCGCGTGACGTTTGCCGTTGGCGAAACGAAAACGATGGCCGAGATCACCGAAGCCCGGAAGACGGCCGCGGATGCCACAAGCGCCGTGGCGGAGCAGGTCACCACGCTTAAAGCCACCGTTGAAAATGACGGCAAGACCAACGCTGCTGCCATTACTCGTATTGATAAAGCAGTTACGGATCTGGAAAGCGCCACCGCGACCAGCATTGAGCAGGTGACGGCGGCGATCGACGACACCAATGCCAGTGTCCAGACGACCAGTAAAGCTGTTGCTGATATCAACGGCAAGCTGAGCGCGCAGTGGGGCGTTAAAGTCCAGGTAGAGGCGAACGGTGTTAAACGCATCGCGGGTATCCAGCTGGGCATTGATGCCTCGGGCTCCTCAAACTTCCTGATCTCTGCCGATACGTTCGCGGTTTATAACCCGGCATCCAATGGGCAGGAGCTGGTGTTTGCGGCGACCGGTGGGCAGATGTTTTTACGCTCTGTATTTATTCAGGATGGCTCCATCGATAACGCCAAGATTGGCAACTTCATTCAGTCGGGCAATTACGTTGCAGGCTCTGCAGGTTGGAGGCTGGATAAGGGAGGCACACTTGAAATAAACGGCAGTACGGGGGGCGGGCAACTTAAAATCACGCCGGACCGAATTGTATTTTATGACGCCGCTAACAGGCCCCTGGTGGTAATGGGTAAACCGTTATGATGCAGATGTTTATTGAGGGCACCGGCTTTGATGCGACC